TTCAAGCTGAGAGGCTGCGGGACGCTGGGTACGACATGAGCATTGTGAACCCAGCCCTAGCTGAGCTCAAGGCTTCTCTCTACGCCATTGACGATATCTACAAGGGCAACCCGCGTGCGTTTACCGGTCCGCTCTCAGACGCCGAGAGCGCAGCTGTGGCTGGCGTACGCAAGGCTCAGAACAAGCTGTCGCAATCTATTGTGACCCTAGAGAACTATTACGCAGACGCGGTACTTCGCAGGCACGCCGCTCAGGTCATGATGCTCGATACACCACTAGCCCTTGGCGGAGAGGTATCGTACGAGGCAGGGATTATGGCGCAGGCACTTGCGCTTGGCCACTCATACAGCTCAGAGATTGCTGACCTTACCAGCACACTACAGCGCATTGTTGTTGACGCCAAGCGAGAGCTGGGCATTGTGACCAATAGCGCCAAGGTGCCACCGTCCAAGCAAGCTGCTCTCTACGAGGCTATTAGCCGACGGGCATCTGAGGCTGTTAAGACACCAGATATACTTGACGCACTGACCACAGCTAACTACGAGTTGCTGGCTAAGCACGGCAACGAGGAGAAGCTCTTCCGCGCATTCGAGCACGTGTATGAGAAGTCTCTTCGACAGGCAAACCAGATCACTTACTTTAACCCAGACCGTAGCTGGTTCGAGCGCAGCATCAACCATCCGTTCCTGGGCTTCTACCCATACAGCTACATGTTCAAGAAGATCCTGCCAGAGTTGGCAAACTTCCTGTTCAAGAAGCCATTTGGGGTACAGGCGCCGGGCGCTGGCTACCAAGCATACATGCACTTCCGACAATACTTTGAGAACGAAATGGAAACTGACTACACGTTCCGTAAGTTTATGGAAGATAACGACCAGGTTGCGTTCATGATTACGCAGCTATTCCCTGGTGTGCCGTGGGATATTTCCGCGATGCCACCAGGTTATGTACGAAAGATCGCCACGAGCCTTGCTGGTAAGGATAAGGATTACACCTTTGAAGACATCATTGCTCGTGACGTTATTGGGTCTATTGGAAAGATGGGCCCATTGTCATCCATCCCGTCCGGTGTTGGTGCTGCTCAGCAGATCATCAACCAGCTGACGGGTGGCAATCAACCGAAGCTAGGCGAGTTCGACCGCAAGGCGGACAAAGACTACTTCGACATTTACTAGGAGGTAAAAAGTGACGGAAGAAGTCGTGCTGAACGACCAGGTCCAGTCGCAGGTAGAGCCTGCCACTGACCAGGACAACGACATCACCACTTGGAAGAAGCGTCTCGCTGGCAAGGACCAGGCTCTGACGGCTACCAAGAAGCAGCTGGATGAGATCAAGGCTGAATACGAAAAGGTTCAGACTTGGAAGCTCCAGATGGAGGAGGCAAGCCTCACAGAGTTTGAGCGTGCGCAGCGCCGCATCGCCACTTTGGAACAGGAACTTAAGGCTACTCGGGAGTCCGAGCAGCGTGAACGCCTGGCCAAGGAATATCCAGCCTATGTTCAGTTCGCTGAGACTACTAAGGAACTCTCCGTTGAGGAGCGTGCCAAGCAGTTCGAAGAGTTGCTGAAGACAGGCGGGGCTCCCAAGCAGGAGTTCACAGATCCAAACAAGCCGGCGAAGCAAGTTGCTTCCGCCGGAAAGAAGCGCTCCTCTGAGGACATTGTTAAGGACATCGCTGCCCTTGGCAATCCTTGGGGCGAGTAACAAAAGGAGTAAATAGTAATGGCAACGCAGACGCGAGCCACGCTTGATGCTGGCTCATCCAATGCTTATTCTGCGCTCATTACGGAGCTCGTTTCGCAGCAGGCTCAGGAGAACCTGCGCAACCGACTGGTCCATGCAATGCCGGGGAACTACACCTCGGGTCGCTTCCAGAAGGGCAGCAACGAGATTCGTTATGCGCGTTACCCAGACCTCACGCCGCTTGGCGTGGCGGACACCCTTACCGAGGCTGGCGCCCCGGCTGAGTATGATCTCACGATCACGACTGAGTCCTTCGTGCCAAAGCAGTACGGTAAGGTTCTCAAGATCTCAGATCTTGCGCAGCTCGACAGCCCGCATGACCTGATCGCAATCGCGTCGGAGCGCCTTGCTCGTGCCGCCACGGAGTCGATGGACAACATCATCCGCGACGTCGTCAACCAGGGCACCAACGTTATGTATGGTGGTGACGCTACTACCCGAGCTGGGCTCGGCGGCAACGCCAACAGCGACGTCCTTACTGGTCTAACGATCAAGAAGGCTGTTGCAAAGCTCAAGGCAGCAAACGTTCCAACGTTCGCTGACGGATTCTATCGCGCAATCATCCATCCTTCGGTCGAGTTCGACCTATTGACGGATACCAGCGCGAACGGATTCCTCGAGGCCACGAAGTACACCAAGTCGCTCGACCTCCTCAACGGAGAAATCGGCGCGTACGCTGGTATTCGCTTCCTCGTTTCGCCAAACGCAAAGGTCTTCACCGGTGCAGGCGCAAGCGGGACGGACGTCTACTCGTCGTTCCTCTTCGGGCCAGATGCCTACATCGTTGGCGACAGCCAGACGCTCCAGAGCTACTTCGTGGCTCCGGGCGGCGACCACAGCGATCCAATCGCGCAGGTTGCAACGCTTGGCTTCAAGATGCGCTTCGGCGCCATCCTCCGCGGTGAGGGCACCACTGGTGAGTTCGACGGTAGCAATACCTCGACCGGCCAGCCACGCTACCTCCGCATCGAGTCGACGGCTACGACGCTCTAATCGTAACTAGGGAGTGGGGGTCGGGCTTCGGCCCGGCCCCCGCAACCACAAGGAGACCTTATGGCTATTACACTATCAGCACTCAGGACTATAGTACGGCGAGACCTGCGTGACTCTGGTGCCACTAAGACATGGAGTGACGACGAAGTCAACGACATGATCAAGTGGGGCGTCCAGGAGGTCTCGCGCATCCGCCCACAGGAGACGTATGAAGAAGTTGCTTACACAGCTCCTGCCGTCGGAGCTTTCTTTACTATCAACACACTTACGCTCGACACTGTTTACCGTGTTGATGCGTATAAGAACAGCAAGCTTGTCGCTTCGGTTCCATTTGCTCAGGATGCCCAGGCTACTGGTGGATGGGACTTCCTCAATGGAAAGCTGCACATGCCACCCTATCTCGTCTTGCCTGACGGATCTACACTGCGGGTGTTTGGGTACAAGCACTATACCCAGCCAACGATTGACTCGTCCTCTATCGAGCTCGACGACGATGCTACTAACGCCGTGCGTTCCTGGGTCCAGAAAGAAGCAATGTTCATGCTGATCTCTGACCGCGTCCGGTTCCAGCAGTGGCAGGTCGCATCAGGGGCATCAGATACAAATAGCATGCAGCTTGCCCAGCTTTATAGTGCGGCAGAGCGACGATGGGAAAAGATCTCTAAGTCAGTGCGCCGCGTGAGGAAGACACCCTAATGGATCTTAGCGCAGCAGTAACTATCCAACGTCCAGGGGCAGCGCCTCTGGACATTAACAGCTTGCGGGACCCTGACGCCATTGGCTCAGCCCCAGCTTCTGGCTACCTCATTGAGCAGGTAGACTTCTCATCTGTGCCTATTACTGCGTTCACGGAGGACACCCCACTGGTGGACGGCGTTGACAGCTACGATCCGTACCTGTCAGCACGAAGCATCAGCATCGTCCTGTCGGTATACGGCAGCAGCTATGGTGACTTCTGGGACAAGATCACTGCGCTAAACGCAGCCCTACAGGCTCAGCCCAGAGCGGCTGACACCAGCACGTACCCAGCCCTTGGGGCAGATGGCCAGCGCAAGTTGTCGTTTACCCAGCCAAAGGCAGCTGGTAGCTATAGCTTGTACATGATGGTAAGGCCAATGGCAATGCCACGATTTGTAACCGACGCATCATCTGCAGCTGGCGACGCTACGCGTGGCTACTCAGTCCGATGCACTATTGGTCTAATGGCAGAAGACCCATACAAGTATTTCGAGACAGCGTCTACAGTCAGTCGCACCGGCAGTGGTTCATTGTCTGTTGTAAATACTGGTACCACAATCGCGTGGCCTGTCGTAACCTGGAACATTACATCGTCTACCACTGTGTCGGTAACTCTTGGTAGTGATACTGTCGAGCACACTGCTGAAACGTCGACAGTCACCGATACGTTCAAGACGGCATCGTCAACAGACTCTTCAACCCTTACTAGCTACGAGTTCTTTAGCATCCCGCCAGGAACGTCGACCGTAACCGTAGTGGGCCAGTCAGGCCAGACCGTTAGCATCACAATCAGGGAGGCTATCCTTTAGTGGCAGCTAAGAACATTGTAGTAATCAGAAGCCGCAATGCCTACAACGCAGCCGATGAGTTCTGGCAGGGTGCGCCCGTTGCCGTAATCACTGACGCCCGTGACCTGGGAGTTCAGCTCTATGCCAACGATGCCGGGTCCATGTACTTCACACTGCCAGTCGACCACCCTGCACTACCGCTTATTGACCCGATCAATCAGCACTACGTTGTGCAGCGCTGGAACGGTAGCAGTTACGACACTATCCAGTCAGGCTTTATTACTGACTACGATGCCAGCTCTAACGAGGTGGTCATTACTGGGGTGGACTACATGACTACCCTGAACAAGTACTACACCCCTATTCATGGCCCTGAGCTGGGCGCCAAGGCCATCCCCAATACTGATACAACAATCCTTGTGGACAACACAGCACCAACAGCGGACGTTACCCCAAAGACAGTCATCGATGGCGCTATTACCAAGGACCGGCTAAAGGCATCTGAGAGCTATGCGGTTGCAACAGTGAACTCCAGCTACCCAGACGCTGGCAAGGTGTCTGTATTCTCTGGCGCAGCCCAGAACGCGGCAATCCCGAGCGGATCAAGGGATTCGATAACGGTAACATACGAGGAGATCTCAGGGGTAAAGACCGGAACTGTTATCCTGAGCGGGTGTGTTTATATCTACAGAGCAAACTACGGAGCTGGATCACCGATTAAGTACGATACGTTCCAGGACGGAGAAACCGGAGAGATCATCGAAGGTAACCTTTCTATCGGAACAAGTTCTTCTTCCAAGGGTAAGATCGGCTTCATTGTTTCGTCAAACCCAGGCGGCCCTCTTGCAAAAGTTGAGTACGACGTTTATGTCGGTACAGGAGGTTTGGACATTGGTATGTCTAATAACGTTCCATTGAACTTTAGCGTTAAGCTACGTCCAGTTTCTAACTTTGCTTCAGCAAGCGAAGTCCACAACTCAACAAGCTCAACCAACCTTAACCGAACCATGTCAATCCTGTCGGAGGGAGTGAGCTACGAATTCTATGTCACCCCATATTACTATGGGAACCTAAGCCCAGCATCTGCTACTCCACCAGGTGGTACACCAGGCACTGGCAATGTCGACTACAACCAGTACATCTGGGGCGCAACCACAAGGGCACCGGAGTCTGCATTCACTGCAGGTCTTCAGACCAACACAGTCCGTGACGCATTCGATGATCTATTCGACGTTAACGACCCAGCAAATGTTCTCGAGCGGACAAGCGATTACCCAGCTATAACCCCAGCGCCAGAACCACTAATCAAGTTCATGTCAATCGAACATCTAGGAACAAGCACAACAACCAAACATCCATACGTAACAGCAGGTCAAGGCCCAGTAGACTTCATGCGTGACCTAGCAGATATCGAGATGGGGTCTAGAGAGAATGGTGAGAAGGTTGTCTTTAACTTCTATGGGGTTCCCTCCGCGTCGCCCGACGGCAAGAAGCTAAGTGTACACCACTCTGTCTCGCCAGACCCACAAGCCACTCTGATCTACCCAGGCCAGATCATGGACTTCAATGTAACAAACAAGCGCAGCCTTAAGGTCACCTCCGCTCGCGTCATCCCAACGACAGACTTCCTCATCGGAGCCAGCACGGAAGGAGCAGGCGGGGCCAAGACCAAGGGCGTTGTGAAGGTAGCCACTGGCACAACTAGTGCCAGCCCTGCACTGCCATCTGTCATCAGCCAGGGCGGATTCCTTTCTGCTGACGCAGCAGGTAACCACGCTCAAGGTATCATCAACGACTTCGGACAGGACTCCGACGTCCAGACAATCCGGGTGTCTTTGCGTACTGAACAGTTTGGACCTATCGGTGTGTCCGGTACCCCAAAGCTTGGAGAGACAGTGAAGGTTGTCGTCCGTAGGAAGGGTGTTACCGTTGGCGGCGATGAGCTGTCTGGTAACTACAACGTTGGCGGTATGCAGTGGATTGCCAAGATCGACGGCACTGAGCGCCTCTCCTTGGACCTGGTAAAGCCTAGCAAGTTTAAGGGTCCTGCCATTACCTGGGAGCAGAAGCCAGCCCCAACACCTGAGCCTGCCGCAAAGCCGTACGCCGGGCGCAAGCCTGCGGCAAGGAGAGACCCAGCTGGCAATGAATTGCCTGACCCGAAATCTACAGAGGGTATGACTGGCGCCTTTACTGGTACTTCGTACATGTACCCAAGTACCTCCGGCGCCCCTATGCCACCTGCCGCACCCAAGATTAACACATACTCAGGTGGCAACAGGGTCGGCCTGCCTAGGAATGTTACAGGCAAGAGGAAGAACCTATGACCAGGGGGCAGTTCGAGATCTTGCTGTCTAAACTCGACGAGATTGACGTACGTATCCGTGCCCTGGAGATTGACGCTGCCGGCAGCAAAGCTGTGCGGAGCGCTAGACAAGCGGGAGATCTGGAGGCAAAATGGAAGGCAGGGATTGTGGCGTCCATCTTGGGCGGTATCGTTACCCTGGCAGCCAAGGTGTACGACACCTTGACAAATGGAGGTAAGTAATGGCAAAGGCCAACCTAGTAGACCGCGTGGGCGAGCTCAAGGAGCAGGGCCTGTCCTTCTCCAAAATTGGAGAGTTGCTCAACATGAGCAAGGATCAGGTACAGAAGTTCCATAAGCGCTATGCTGAGGGGATCCCAGAAGATCTCTTGCCAGCACAGAAGAAGGCAGCAAAGACCCCGCCGTTTGTCGGGA